ACCTTTGATTATTAACCTTTGCGCTGGCTCAATTACTTGGTTATCGAAGATTTCCAAACCAATAGCCATTTCATCTTTATTGCTACCGAATCCTGTTTGTGTGCGAATACCAAAAATCAACGGAGTCGTGATGCGATGCGCAATCATTACCTTATTCGTTGACTCCTCGCTTAAGAACTGATATTGTTTGTCAGCATCTGAAAGCGGAAATGAAGTGATGTCGGGCTTCGGTGTTTCGCGCTCATTGAAAGTCATCAAAAACTTTCCTGCATTTCGCGCACCTGTGAGCAATCGTTCCCAGTCCTTTTTCATATCCCACTGTTGATCAGGTGGAATTTGACCATTGAAGAACGAAATGATAAATGAAGGGAATAAACCATTCATGATATTATTCACGTGGTACATTCCGATTTGTCGCTCTAATTCGATATAGTTAACCGCACTCCAGTAATCAGGGTTCGGATAGATTTGTCCACTTGTATAATTGAATTTCCAAAGCACTTGTGATGGTTCATTCACGGCCATACTTGGATTAAACTTTGGAATGAATGTAGGTCTGTTTTTTTTCTTTCGTGTGTTCGCCCAATCCTCGCTGTGATAGATACCGATTACATCTTCGTCTTCACCTTCTACTGCAATACGACATTCCTCAAATGGTAAGTGTCGCAGCTTTGCAATGCTCTTTCTATCATTCGAATAAATCACTTCAACGAAATAGCCACCGTACTTTTTGAAGTCGTGCGATGCTGCATAGTACTGACCATAAACATCAAGTGCTTCAATCCTGTCTTGACCTACGTTTGTCGTGATTCCTTTACCTGCAATCATGTCACCAATGGAAATGCAAAGCGAACCATGCACAGGACTTGACTCACTTAATTCCCGCAAATATTGCGGAAATAAATTGTTCACTCCGAACGCTACCCAGCCACCGCGATCAACACGCTCAACGGATGAAACGGGTTGATATTCCTGAAGCTGAACATTTACTATGTTGCTTTTATCCATTGTAGATTATATCATCTGTTATAGTTATTGCAGGCACATCGTAATAAATGCCTGAATCATTCAAATATAAGTAACCGCGCTCACATATTCCCACTACACTCGCATCCGTTGGGTCTAAATTACTATTTGAATTTTGACCATAAACTTCATATCGATACCGCCCCGGCAAAGTTAGTGTCGCAGTTGTAACAGTTAAGGTTGTCGCACGCTGGTTTTCATTCACAATAGTTGGCACTTGTGCAAGTGTATTACCCACATTGCTATTCTCTTCATGCGAAATGATCAACAAATAATCAGTGAATGCAGTCGTATAGTATTGACGTGCTTCATCGAGTGTCAACCTCAATGTTTGATTCGCAGTATTTGTATTTAAGTAAACCATTGCGCAGCAATTTGTATATAAAAAAGGTGGGCAGTGCGCCCACCCTTTTGAAGTTTTTTAGTTGTGCTTATTGATTTTCGGTAGTAGCACTTACTGTGTAACCAGCCGTAGTCATATCTGCATCATTCAACGTATAGGGTTGCGTTGGTTCGTCACTTGTGAAAGTCAACTGATAACCTTGCAAGTCACCAAATGCAGCACCTGTCTGGAAAGTTCCAGCAGTCATGTACATTCCGTTAGTTGTGCCAAAAGCAAGTATTTCACCGCTATTCAATTCAACAAATAATCCAACACGTGCTTTTGCAAGTGCTTCAATTTCTTCTCGCTTATTCGCATTGATATTCTTTAAACTCAAAGAAACGCTGTGAGTATAGAATATAGTGCCATTCTCCAAAGAAACAGTCGGATTGAAAGTTGCAGAAGCTGAATTTTTCAGTGGCTCATAAGTGTAAACAGTACCAGTTCCACCTGTTACTTCTACGGGTGTGCCACCGATAGTGTAGGTTAATTGACTGAATGCACCTATGTATATTTTCTTGATACCGCCGATGCTGTCATTGCATCCGAGCGTGAATCCTGTGGTTAAATTGCAACTCATATTTATATTTTATTAAAGGGCGGCTATTACACCGCCCTATTGGTTTTGATTATTAGAAGCTTGCTCCGTAAGTAGTGATCTCGTTACCGAAACCGTACTGAACGCCTGCAAAGAAACTTGCCTTGAAACGTACATTGTCTGATGCGTCAAGGTCAGCCATGTCAAGAACTTTCACTTCATTCCACTGGCTCAAAGTGTTTGTACCGAACCAAAGGTTTGAAGCTTGTGCCATAACCATGTGGCTTGAAGGCATACCGGGACAAACGTGAATTTTGTAACCGAGGAATAACTTTGGAACTTCAGGACCAGCGTAAGCATACCATCCATTTCCGGCAGCTGCTTGATTCATCATGAGTGCTTCCCATACGTTCGATGCAATGTAGATAGTTGGCTTCTCAACTGCGCTCTTTACTGCGTAAGGTGCGGCAAGGATAAGGCGGTTGATTTCATCGTCAACGTTTGTTGCATCGATAGTAACCGGAGAAGATACATTGATAACAGTTGCATCAGCAGCAAACAAAGTACCGAATCCATCGTACTCACCAGCTGTTGCGTTAACTCCAGTCCAAATCAATGTTTCGTTGTTAGCAGCAGCACCGGCAAGAATATTACCGATAAGTGCATCAACAAGTGACTGATGAAGCTCACCGTTCTGCTCGCTCTTTGCTTCCCAATCCGCAAGGAAATCCTTCTTGCAAAGTTGTCTGTGAATTTGAAACTTCTCAAGCGTCAAAATGCGCTCGGTCAAAGTAACGGTTGAAGTTGGGTCGAAATCACAAGTTGCATTTGCAAAGGTTACAGTGTTAACCAGTTTGCGCACTACTTGCTTGTAATCGATGTTTTCTTTTACAGTGATACCCTGTAAAGTTTCGTTCGCCATGAAGGCGGCACGAATGTAACCACCTGCTTCCTTTCCGGTGTAGGTAGTTGTTAATGAAGTTGTTGTTGGCATTTGAATAAATTATTTTTTAATGTTTTGAATTTGTGACATGATGCGCTCCTCGTATGTCATTTGTGACCATGCTTTAGCAGGTGCGCTCGCGCTCAAAGCGGTCTTCTTTTCTTTCACAGATGCAGTCGCTGGAGCTTTCTTCAATGCAGCAAGTTCAGTTGCACTGACTGTGGCATCATTCTTCGCTTTTGCAAGTTCTTCGCTCACTGCATTCAGTTCAGCGTTCTTCGCATCGAGTGAACTTTGAAGCTCGGAAATTTTCTGCGACAATGAATTGATTGTAGCAATGATGTCTTCGCTACTCATTTCGCTTTCAACTTCCATCTCTTTCACTTCTGCAATTTTGCCATCCTCACCGACAATGAGAATTTTTCCATCTTCGAGCGGATATTCACCAGCCCCAACAGGAAACACGTTACCATCAGCGTCTTTCATGTAGCAATCCGAACCCACACCGAAGTCATCGGCACTTGTGTAAATCATGTTGCCATCAGCAAGTCTTGCTTCGGCTTCAAGTTTCACATCGGTTTCGAACTTTACACCATGCGCATTTGGGTCAATTCCAAACTTTTGGAAGATGCCCACTAATTGATCTTTCAATTTCATTTAATAAGGTTCTTTTGCCTATAACGGAAGAATGTTCATTTTGCCCAAATCGGTGGAAAAAAAATGGATAAAACAAAAAGCCCCCGACGTTTCAGGGGCTGTTTGCGTAACCTTAAAAACAAACAATGATTAACTCTCTATGAGAAAACTCGGTGCAATATTACATTGATGCCAGCACGCTTTCGATTTCTTTTATTAGCAATGCTTCAACATTCATCGCGTGCATCTCAACTGATTGCTCTGTGAACATGCCTTCAATGCTAAATCCACGAATCGCACCTGACTTTACTTCTTCCCACACTGTGTCATCATCAACCTTTGCGCCAATGAACCAAGTGCCATCAGGTAGATCACTCAATCCAAGTGCTAAACTCTTATCACTATTGCCTTCTTTTAGCCACGATTCAACAATGGTCACACCTGTTACCGGGTATTGATGTTGCAAGTTGGTAGTGTGATGCAAGTTCTTTTTGTAGAAATCATGAGCAAGTCGCTCAATGGTTTCGCGTTCGAACTTCATGTAATACTCCTCGTTGTTCTTGTCAATTCGCAGTATCAACTTTTCAGGAATCAGTGCCGCACCGTAAAGCACTCGACGCTCTTTGTCAACGCTCGAAAGTTTAACCTTGTCGCTTGAAAGTGCAACCCAATTTTCTTCTATTGCTGGAACGTCAACAAGTCCCATCGC